ATCCTCTACCACCAGATGTAACTAGAATGGAGTATGATATGAAGGATCAATTAATCCGTCAAACTATTATGTCAACACAAGAAGATGTTGAGGAGTTAAAAGCTCGTCTAATCCGAATGGAAGACAAGATTGACAAACTAAGATAATTATTATGAATAAATTATTGCTTGTATTATTAATGGTTTTATTTTCTGAGAGTTTGTATTCTCAAATAGTAGTTACACATTTTAATGCTGCTTGGAATGATCCAAATAAGGCTGAATGGGTAGGGGATCTAACAGATTGTGATATAACTTATGTAGACATAGCATTAAGTCCAAAATTACAAATAAAACATAAAGTGGTAGTTGTACCAACAATTATTATATTTCAAGATGGAGAGGAAATAAAAAGATACCAAGCAGATATTTCTTTTAAAATGTTAGCTACAAAAAATGAGCTTCAAGATAAAATAGATGAAATCATAATGAGCGATTTTTAATTGTTCTTTAATATGTATAATCACACCAACTAAAAAGGTTCCATAATAGTTTTCACTCACTTTAAAAAACTAAAATATGGCATTTGGCAATTTGTTCAAAGACGACAATAATATTAACGAAAAAACAGTAGTAGGATTTATATCATTTATAGTAATGATTATATTCGCTGTAGTAGATATTGTAACTGGTATTTACGGAAAAGAACTTCAAATTCAAGATTACATTTATAATTCTTTTGTAATCGTAACCCTCGGTTCATTCGGAATCGCTGAGGTAGGCAAAATCTTCGGTAAAAAAAACGAAGATCAATAGTTGCTAGTTATCGTATTTATTAACTAAAATTTTATTATATGGAAATTTTATCAAAGATTGGCTCTTGGGCCAATAAACTAACTGAAATCGGAATTTCAGTAATCGCTCTTGGAGTAGTATTAGAAGTACTATTTGGGGGAGCAGGAATCCCATTTTTTGGGAACATGACTGTAGTATCAAACATCATGGGACTTTTAGGCTCGCTTAGTGCTGAAGGTTTACTTGGATTAGTAGGTGCTTTCATTCTTATGGGTATTCTTAAAAAATAAAGAAAATCCTAATATTTATTCCCGTACCGCAAGGTGCGGGAATTTTTATTCTATGATAAAATTAAAAAATATTATAAAAAAAGTTGATAAATGGATTATAGATATATTGTATAATATGTATCCTAATCTAACAAAACATATGAAAAAATGAAATTAGAAGTTTTAAGAGTAAGCTCACAAAAGGATAGTACAAATGGATTATTATTTGATATAACAACAGATAGAAAATTTTTATGTTATACATTAGAAGATGAAAATAGAGATGTTAAAATATCAGGAGAAACAAGAATACCATCAGGTACTTATAAAATTACATTAAGAACTATAGGTGGGTTTGATGCTAGATATACTAAAAAGTATGGTTCTATGCATAAAGGAATGTTATGGGTAAGAAATGTACCAGGATTTGAATATATCTTAATACATACTGGTAATACAGATGAACATACTAATGGTTGTTTACTAGTGGGGGATACACAACAACAAAATATAACAAAATCAAAGAGTGGTTTTATAGGTGCTTCAACAGATGCTTATAAAAGAATTTATCCTTCAATAGCAGAAGCATTAGAGCGTGGAGATGAGGTAGAAATTTCGTATATTGACTACGACACCGTTTAAACTAATAATATGTTAAAAAATATTAAAAAAGGAATGTTCCCATTTCTTATAGCATTTTCAGCTTTATCTGTAAGTGCATCAGCAGCATTTTACTCAGTCTATGGATTAAGTAAATTATTTGCAGGAGCTCAATTTCAAGTTATAATAATGGCGGGTTCATTAGAATTTGCTAAGTTAGTTACAGCTTCATTATTATACCAATATTGGGATACTATAAATAAAACATTAAGAACATACCTATGTATTGCTACAGTAATATTAGTATTAATTACTAGTATGGGTATTTATGGTTTTTTAAGTGCTGCCTATCAAGAAACATATTCTAAGTTATCTATGATAGAAAATCAAAAATTATTTATAAATAAAAAAATAGACTTCTACCAAGTAGATGTAAATCGATATGATACAGAAATTACAAGAATATCTAGTAACATTAGTACTTTATCTAATGCGAAAGCTTCATCCATCCAAGTACGAGACACCACGGTATCTGGGGGCATTAGATCAACAATCTCTACTACCGAGCTTAGAATGGCCCAAAAACGTATTGAAGTTGAAGAAGAAAATCGTAAATTGGCTGAAATAAAACGAACAATAGCTTCTGACAGTCTTCAAAAATTTCAATTACAAGTACTGGAACTTGATAATAACAACGAGGTCGCTGGAGAATTAGGACCACTGCAGTATTTATCGGGTTTAACCGGTATACCTATGGATAAAATTATCAATATACTATTACTTATTATAATTTTTGTATTTGATCCCTTAGCTATTTCATTAGTTGTAGCTGCTAATTTTGCTTTTTCACAAGCTTATCCTTCTAAAAAATATAGAGATAATTTATATGGAGAAGAAGTTGAAGTAAAAATGTCTGTTCCTGAAGGAATGGAATTTAATAAATCATACCCTATATTCCCTGAAGATGAAGAAAGAATAAATATTATAGGACAAAATGGTAATACAGGAGAACATTATGAAGAAATAGCAAAAATGGATAGTGCTGATTTACCTGAAGATTTACAGTGGGTAAATAAAAAAGATTTAGAACAATATGATTTAAATAAAGATGGTAAATTAGATGAATTAGAATTATTAATTAAAAAAGCAAGTGATGTTAAAGAACAAATAGATATTTTTAATACATCAGAATTTAATGGTACTTACAATGATTCTCCTAAAAGATTAAAAAATTTAAAGTTAAATCTTATAGCTTTAAATAATAAAATAAAAGGTTACAAAAATTTAGATGACGAAACTACTAAAATTTATTAAATTCTTATTAATTTGGGTTAGTCAACAATTAGCTATACCTTTTTGGGTTGTAGGTCATATCCATTTATCAATACATACTTTTCATGATTTATTAGAAATTGCATCTTCTATTGGATTAAATGTAATAGTAGCAATAGGATTTTGGTTAGATTGGTTAAAGACTTCACGTAAATAATTTGGCTACTTAAAATAGAGTTCGTATATTTAGGTAATATTAATTAAAAAACGGTTATGATCAAAGAACTTATTAAAGAATTCAAGAAAGACCCACTAACAATTATAGTAGATTTTATAGCTTTACTTGCAATATTTGCATTTGGATATGGTTTATTATTATTTGGAGCAATAATAACAGGTAATTATTAATGTTTAATCCTAGCATACCTAAATCAACTATAAAAAAACAACTATCTAATTATAGAAAATTAAACTATAATAGATTTATGTGGTGGAGATGGTATGATGAAAAAAACAAACCACTTTCAAATAAATCTGACTTTAGAGATAAAATATTTAATGGTGATTTTAATTTATCAAGTTATCAATTACAAGCATATTTATGTGAACATATGTTAGATGATTTACAACAAGAATCTTCAGATGGCGAACTTGATCATACTAGTGAAAAAGTAAGAATGTTAAAAGCTCGTAGAAAAAGATTGCTTGAAGATTTTGAAAAAGATGAAAATAGTAAGTTAGAATCATTATATAAACATTTTGAAAAGTATTTTAATATTACAAAAGAAAAAGTTATTGAAGAATGTCTAGAATGTAGTGGAGAATTAATAGATCTTTATTATATTATAGAAGATAAATATGAAAGGAAAATAAAATTAAAAAGAAAATATGCCTAAAATTTCACATGAAGTACCTAGATGTCTTTTAACAGCATCACCTGAATTTAATGATTATGATTATTGTTTACCTCATTTATTAGATCAAGATGAAGAGTATAAACAATATTTTATAGATGCTAGAGATAAGGGTAGATATGTTATTATGGATAATTCACTTCATGAATTAGGAGAAGCATATAATAGCCAAAGACTACTACATTGGATTGAAGAATTAAAACCTAATGAATTTATTGTTCCTGATGTTTGGATGCAAGGACATCAAACAGCTGCACAAGCTAAATACTGGAAACAATTTAAATATCCTAAAAAAACAAAAATAATTGCTGTAATTCAAGGTAAAGATAAAAATGATGCATATTTATGTGCCAGCTTATTGAATAATTTAGGATATAATAAATTATGTGTTTCATATGGTGCTACTTGGTATAATGATTTTTTTCCACATACTAACGCGGATATGGGAAAAGCATTGGGTAGAATACGATTTGTACAAGGTCTATTAAAATTAGATCAATTTAAAGATACTAAATTTCATTTATTAGGATGCTCAGTACCTCAAGAATTTGGTTGGTATGATGGACACCCACAAATAGAATCAATTGATACTTCTAATCCAATAATGGCTGCATTAGAAGGTACTTTAATTTGGGAAAATGGTTTAAATAAAAAACCTAAAGCAAATATGAATGATCATTTTGATACTAAATTTGAAGATATTCAATATGAAGATATATTACATAATACAACACAATTTAGAATAATTAATAATTTAAAACCAAAACAGTTATGATATCACTTTATGATTACACGGGTCATGCAGACCAAAATGGCACAGGATTAAAAGTTAATGCCTATGCTATACTTAAAGAACAACCTTATAAAAAAAGATTATTAGAATTTAATAATCAAGAAGTATTTTTATACAGTAAAGAATTTTTAGATGAATTTTTTAAAATAAAAAAAATATTTGATGGCGGAAGTAATTAAACATGCACTTGGATTTTGTGGTGAACATTGGCACCCAAATATTTGGACTCTTCTTTTAGGAGGGTTTGGAATTACAACAATTTTTTCGTATATTGGATTATATATAAAATGCAAATTTAAACAAGCGTTAGCCTATACGCATAATACCTGGCAAAAAATTAAATTTAAATAAATATGGCAAAACACATAGTAGTTTCGTTAAGTGGTGGAATGGATAGTAGCACCCTCTTGTTAAGAGCTATCAATGAATATGATACTGTAACAGCAATATCATTTGACTATGGTCAAAAACACAAAGTAGAATTAAAAAAAGCTCAATCTTTAGTTGATTACTTAAATAGTCAATTTAGTGTAGATGAAAATTCAAAAACAGCAGAATACCCACATTTTATAAATTATAAACAAATTAAATTAGATGGGTTAGTAGGTTTATTAGATTCAGCTTTAGTTGAAGGTGGAGAAGATGTACCTGAAGGACATTATGAACAAGATAATATGAAAGAAACAGTTGTACCTAATAGAAATAAAATATTTGCTTCTATTACACAAGCAGTAGCTTTATCTATAGCAAATAAAACAGGAGAAACTTGTAATATTGCTTTAGGTATCCATGCAGGTGACCATGCTGTTTATCCTGATTGTAGACAAGAATTTAGAGATGCAGATGATAAAGCATTTAGAGAAGGAAATTGGGATCATGAAAGAGTAGGATATTTTACCCCCTATTTAAATACTGATAAATTTGGTATTTTACAAGATGGTGAAAAATTAGTTACTAAATTAAATATAGATTTTAATGAAGTATATAAAAGAACACATACATCCTACAAGCCAATTAAACATTATAGTAGACCAGAAACAAATGCTTGGGAATGGTATTCAGATTATAAATCAGCTTCATCAGTAGAACGTATTGAAGCATTTATAAAATTAGGAAGACCTGATCCTATAAATTATGCAGATGAAACTGGCCCAGTTACTTGGGATGTAGCAAAAAACAATGTAATAACCTTATTAGAAAAATGGGAAAAATAAAATTATGAAAAATTATAAAGGAGAAGATTATATAACAGAATCAAAAATAGATAAACTACCAGATCCAAAATTACATCAACAAATAAGTTTTTTTAAATCTGGTGTTCGAATAATAGGATATTTCTTTATTCCTTTTAGTTTAATTACTGCAACAGCTTTACTTATATTAAGTGAAGTAATAGGAATAATAGAAGAATTAGTATAACAATAAATAATAATAAAATGAAAAAAATACTTTATTTTAGTGCATCATGGTGTGGTCCATGTAAAACCTTAGGTCCTATTATAGAATCTTTAGGTAATAAAATTAATTACGAAAAAATAGACGTAGATAATGATAATGAATTATCAGTTAAACATAGTGTAAGAAACATCCCAACTTTAGTATTATTAGAAAATGGATCAGAAAAAAATAGGTTAGTTGGGTTACAAACAGAACAACAAATTTTAAATTTTTATAATGGGTAAATTTCAATCAAGTAAAGTTTTTGACGGATTTAGTACAGTGTTTCGTCAATGGAAAGCTGAAACAACACACTGTAGATTTGTACATGGTTATGGTATATCATTTAAAGTTTACTTTGAGGGTGAATTAGATGATAGAAATTGGGTTTGGGATTTTGGTGGAATGAAAAGAGCCAAAACCTTAATTGACGGTAAACAACCAAAAGCTTGGATGGATTATATGTTTGATCATACAATGGTTATAGCAGAAGATGATCCAAATCTTAAAGCATTTCAACAAATGGATAAAGCAGGGGTAGCTCAAGTAAGAGTAATCCCAGCTACTGGTGCAGAGAAATTTGCTGAATATATTTATCGTAATATAAATGAATTTGTAAAAACTGAAACTGATAATAGAGTCAGAGTCACTAAAGTTAAATTCATGGAACATGGAAAAAATGCTGCCTATTACAGCGAATAATAAGTTATAACAGTGAATGAAAAACCACTTAAAAAAATGAACATATGCACAAACAGTTAAAAAGAATAGAGGACTATAATAAAACCCTCCCCGTATTAGAAGTATACACAGCAGTACAATCAGAAGGTAGTAGACAAGGTTATCCTACTATTGTAGTTAGAACAACAGGCTGTACTCACAGATGTTTCTTTGGTGAAGGAGGATGGTGTGATAGTTGGTACACAAGTATTCATCCAGAAAAAGGAACATATTCTTTTCAAGATATTATAGATGCCTACGATCAACATCCTCATATTAAAGAAATGATGTTAACTGGGGGTTCACCTACTATGCATCCTAAACTAGTAAATGAATTAACACACTTTGCTCATGAAAGAAATATTTTTATTACTATTGAAACTGAGGGATCTCATTTCCTCCCTACTGATTATCCTATTAATCTTCTTAGTATTTCTCCTAAGTTCAGTAATAGCGTTCCCGTTTTGGGTGCTGTTACTCCTCAAGGAAAAGATGTGGACGAAAGAATGATTAAAACACATAATAGATTAAGATTAAATTATGAGGCAATAAATCAATCTATTGAATATCATTCTGATTATCATATTAAACCTGTATTAGATAAGAATTTATCTATGATAGATGAGGTAGAAGAATTCTTGAAGATATGTGATATACCAGATGATAAAGTTTGGGCTATGCCAGCGGGAGATACTAGAGAAAGTTTAATGGAGTCATATCCTGAAGTAATGAATTTCGTAAGAGATAGGGGTTGGAGATTTACAGGTAGATCTCATATTATGGCATTTGATACCGAGAGATGTGTGTAAAGATTTGGATAAGCAAGAAGCTCTTCGTATATTGGATGATATAGAAGAAAATGTAAATACATGCTGTGCTATAACTATGGACCCAGATGATGTATTAGTATTAATTGATAAATTAAAAAGTTATATAAATGAACAAACATAAAAACATTCATAAAGATTTAGAAGTTGTACAAAAAGGTTTTGCAAATGGAGTTGCAACCAATTTTCCTTTAAATGATAAACAAAAGGAAGAAATGATAAAAAAAGCTACTAAAGCTTATGGAGAATTTCTAACTGCATTAGATTGTGATTGGAAAAATGATCCTAATTCAAATGATACACCAAGGCGTGTAGCTAAAGCATATGTAAATGACTTATGGGCGGGTAGATATAATGAAATGTCACCAATTACTTCTTTCCCTTCAGATGGTTATGATGGTATTGTAATTGAGAGAAATATTCCATTAACATCTATGTGTTCACACCACCACCAAACAATTAATGGTGTAGTTCATATAGGTTACATAACTGGAGAAGATGGTCAAGTAGTTGGATTATCTAAACTAAACAGAATAGTTGAATTATTTGGACGAAGAGGAGCAATACAAGAGCAATTAACATCAGCTATTCATAATGCGGTTAATCAAATTACTGATAATAATAGAGGTGTTATAGTAACTATAGTAGCAACCCATAACTGTGTTAGTTGTAGAGGTGTTAAACATCAAGGGGCTGGTATGGTAACTACTAAAGCGTCAGGAGTATTTAGACAAAATACTAATTTAGCAAGAAAAGAGTTTTTTGATAGTTTAAAAATCAATAATGGAGGGCATAATATATAATGGTAAAAGCAAATAATAAAATATACTTAAGTTGGGATGATATTAATAGCGCAACAGATGATTTATGTGATAAAATATCTTTAGAATGCCCACAAATAGAATCAGTATCTGGTTTACCTCGAGGGGGTTTAATACCTGCTGTAATAATATCACATAAGTTAGGTTTACCTTATGTTAATAATATATTTACAAATACCTTAGTAATAGATGATATTTGTGACTCAGGAAAAACATTAGAAAATGCACCTGGATTATATCATGCTGTACTACATTATAAACCTCATACCTCATCTTTTGTTCCTACTATATGGGCTAAAGAAGTAGGTGATGAGTGGATTGTATACCCTTGGGAAAGAAGTGATAGTGAAGCTATACAAGATTATTTAAATGACCCAGATGTTGTAAATTTTTTAGAAAGAGCAGATGAACCAGGACCTTGGTCAGAAAAAGATGATAAAATTTATACAATTGGTGGTTTGACTAATGATAAAGAAGGATCATTTATAAAATTCCAAAACAAAATTAATAAAAAATAAGTTATGAGCAAACAATTAAAATTAGATTTTCAAATATTTGACCCAGAAGCTAATGGTCGTGTTCCATTTGTTGATGAAGTTGAAATTTTTAATAAAACATTTAATAAACCAAATAATTATGAACCTACCATTCCAGAAAAAAAAGAATGGCAATTCGTCTATGATTTTATCCTCGAAGAACTTGAAGAATATAAAGAAGCTTGCGAACGAGGCGACATTGTGGAAGTTTTGGACGCTTTGTGCGATATTACTTATGTTTCCCTTGGGAACGGTACTATGTTACATGGCCTTAAAAGCAAGATATGGCCTGCCTATTCAGAGGTACAAGCAAGTAATATGTCAAAAGCTTGTAAAACTGAAGAAGAAGCCATACAGACCATCAGCCAAAGAAGTAAGGAACAAGGTGAGGCCTGTCATTTTGAAAAAATTGAGGAGGGAAGGTATATTGTCTACAGGACTCGAGATAGAAAAGTAATGAAATCCATTAATTATTTCAGACCAGATTTATCTCAATTTTTTGAAACTGAAGAGTTAGCTAAGTTTTATAAAGTTGAAACTATTATATAAATGAGTTATATTAAATGTTATGCAACAAGATTAGGTAAATATGATAGTAATCTCTACAAAATTAATTTATGGGATGAAGGTGGCTATGATGAAATTGAATGGTTAAATACTTCATATATTGAAGACCCTAATGGAGAATTTACTGGTTTAGAAGGTGAAAAGTTACGAAAAACATCTAATTATAATAAAAAAGATTATGGTTTGCACTACCATGATATGAAACCCCACCAAAAATTTTTGATTGAAAAATATGGAACTAATGATACCCCCTCTACAGGTCACAGAGAAGTGTATTTTGATATTGAGTGTGAGATTGGTGGTGCTTTAACTAAAGAATATATTGAAAGTGCACCTATGCCCATTACTTCTATTGCATGGTGGGATAAAAAAGATTGGATTATTCTAATTTTAGATAAGAAAAATTTAATAAAAAGTACTACTTGGGATAAACAAAGAAATAAAAAAATAATACCTTGTAGAAGTGAAAAAGAATTACTAGCTGAATTCTTAAATTACCATGTAGACAACTACCCAGATATTTTAATTGGTTATAATTCAGATTATTTTGATATTCCTTATTTATATTATAGAATATGTAATGTTTTAGGTAAAGATTATGCTCAAATGTTGTCTCCTATAGGGACAATTAAAACTGAAAAAGCATCTTGGTGGAAACATAGAGAAACAGGTAAATGGGTTTCTAGTTGGACTAAAAGAGATCAATTTGTAGATATTGTGGGTATTGAATCCTTAGATTATATCCGCCTACATAAAAAATATAGTTGGAAAGATGAACCAAGTTATAAATTAGACGCAATTGGAGAAAAATATGCGGGTGTTAAAAAAATTGAATATGAAGGTAATTTAGATCAATTATTTGAAACTGATTTACATAAATTTATTGAATATAACTTTCGTGATGTTGAAATACTTAAATTATTAGATGAAAAATTAGATTATATAGCATTAACAAAAAATTTAGCACATAAAGGTAAACATAATTATAGTGAAGTATATTCAAATAGTGTAACTCAAGATGGGGCTATATCTGCTTATTTATTATCCCAAAATATTATACCACCTGCTAGACCATATCAAGGTAAACAACCATTAGGTAAAAAAGAAACATATGCTGGTGGTTATTTATTTTGCCCTAAAGCTGGATTATATGATCATATGTTTGATTTGGATTTAGTTTCGCTGTATCCATGTATAATTATGTCACTTAACATAGGTAGAGAAACTTTGGTCGGCTATATCAAAGACGCAGATAAACGTAATAGTAGATTGGCTATTAACGATTTAAAAGAAATGGATCCTGATAGGCAAATTGAAATCAGAAATGTTAAAGGTCAACAAACTTTTATTAAACCCCCTAAATTAATTAAATATATAAAAGATAATGAATTATCTGTATCAGCTAATGGGGCATTTTTTAAACAGGATAAAGAATCAGTTTTATCAACTATATTAAATACTTGGTTTGATGAAAGAGTTATATATAAAAATAAAATGAAGGATGCTTATAAAAAGGGTAATAAAGAAGAAGGTGAATATTATTATTTAATGCAGTATACAATGAAAATTTTACTTAATTCATTATATGGGGCTACTGCTTTACCCACATTTAGATATGGATTACCTGATTTTTTAATTAGTCAGGCTATTACACTAACAGGACAGAGAATTATACAAGAAAGTGCATTATGTGCTAATACCTTTTTAAATAAAGTATTAAGAGACGAAATAAAATTAGAAATATGACATTAAAAAAACAATCAATTAGACAAAATATGTCTATTAAAGCTAATGGAAAACTCATTAAAAAAGATGAATTAATTAAAATGAGTGAATCTTGGACTGAATCACAAGAAAATATGTTTAGAAAATGCTTAAAACAAGGAGTATTTAGATTTACAATTAATAAAATAACTTTTCAAATAACACTAACAAACAAATGAAAATAGAAATATCAAACGGGGAATTACTAGATAAAATATCAATTCTAGAATTAAAAATGTTGAATATAACAGACAAAGATAAATTAGTCAATATTAATAATGAATTTAATGAACTAAATCCATTTGTACACGATTTATTCGACAAATATGGACCAGAAATTCAAGAATTATATTTACATTTATCTAAAATTAATGGTCAATTATGGACTATTGAAGATGATATAAGGGAATGTGAAAAAAATGCACAGTTTGATAATACATTTGTAGAATTAGCAAGATCTGTGTATATTACTAATGATAAAAGATGTGATATTAAAAAAGAAATAAACATTTTAACGGAATCCGGTTTAGTTGAAGAAAAATCTTACGAAAAATATTAATGAGACACTTAGAAGATACTCCGTGGTGGATTTGTAACAAAGATGATCAGAATTTATGTGCTTATGTTGACACAGATTCAAATTATTTTCATGGAGGCCCTGTACTAAAACATTTATACCCAGACTTTAATAATAAATTTAATGATGTTGAAAAAGACGACATTACTGAAAAATTAGCTGAGATAACCGAAGATGTTATTAATGAAGATTATAAAAGATTAGTTACTGAAAGTTTTGGAATTATTGGAAAAAATAGGTTAAAAATGAAAACTGAATGTGTTATTCGTGCAGCTTATTTTAGAGCAACAAGACGTTATGCCCAGTGGATAACAAAAACAGAAGGTATATCTAAGGAGACTTTAGATATTAAGGGTTTAGAGTTTATGAAAGCTAATTTTCCTCCCATTTTAGGTAAATTTTTTAATGATATTTTACAACAAACATTAAAAGGAATTAAGGAAGAAAGTATTACTAAACAAATTAAAGTATTTAAACAAAAAATATTAGATGGTAGTATTTCTTTAACACAGTTAGGAAATCCAACAATGATTAAAAAATTAAATAAATATAGAGGACGTAGAGCTGCAGGAGAAATGTTTTCAATAATACTTAAACCACTTAGTCAGAAAAAAGAAGGTAAAACACAAAGAAACTTAGGGGCACCCGCACCTGTTAGAGCAGCTATTAGATATAATGATTTATTATGTTTATGGCAATTAGATAAAAAACATAACTTAATGACACAAGCTGATAAAGTAAAATGGATTTATTTAAAAGATAATCCCTATAAAATAGAAGCATTAGCTTTTTTTGACCATGATATGCCTGAAAAAATAAAACAATTTTTAGATAATTATGCTGATAGACAAAAAGTATTTGATTCAATTTTATTGAATAAATTAGAAGGGTTTTTTAATGATTTAGAATGGGATTTATCATTAAACCCTTATGTAAACTCATTAAATTCCTTTGAAGTATAAAATAATTTTCGTATATTATAACCTATGATAAATAAAAATGTAATACAATCTGTTATTAACAAGTACCACCTAAAAGGATTAAATAATACTGTTAAGTGGAGGATTAAAGATAATAATTTAACAATTTATGCTGGTTCAAAAGGTAAAATATGTAAAGTACATCTAAATAATTTTCCATTTGAGGATTGTGAATTAGGAATTTTTGATACTGATAAATTAAATAAATTAATATCTATTACTAATGGGGATTTATTAATCCAACCTGAAAAATCCCATAAAATATATACTAAAATTAACATATCAGATTCAAATTTTGATTTATCTTATTCATTAGCTGATATATTAGTAATTGGTAGTAATACATGGTTAGAAGAACCTGAAAATGGTTATAACCTTGAAACGGATTTATCTATAAATGATATTGATTCTTTAATAAAAGCTAAAAATGCATTATCTGAAGTAGATTATATGTTAATTAAAACAGCTGAAAGTATTGATGGAGTAAAAATGTGTGAATTCTTATTTGGAGATAATGCTAACTATGCTAATAAAATTACTTACCAAACATTAGGTAATTTTGAAGATAATATATCAATGCCCTTTAATTCAAATATATTTAGAGATATATTATATTCTAATAAAGATATGGATGGAGGAGTATTAAAATTAACACAAGATGGTTATATAAATTTAAAGTTTATTTCTGAAGGATTAGGCATAACAAGTGAATATTTTTTAGTAAGAAATGAACAGTAAAGAAAATTTATATATGTATAACAAAATAACATTGTAGCTAGGGCACAAGTTATATTTTTAAATTAAATAATAATCGGGAACTAAGGTCCCACTAAAACAAATTGATATGAGTACAATATTACATGAACGTTCGCCGTTCGACATCCTATTTAGGAATCATTTTAATGCTGAAAGTACATTCCAACCAGCATTAGACACAAAACAACCACACCCTTTAAATATATTTTTCGATGATAAAGCACTTTACTTTGAAGTTGCCTGTACAGGTTTAACTAGAAGTGATGTTTTAACTGAAATTGAAGGAGATGTTTTAAAAATTAGTTATCAAAAACCTGAAAATGATAAATTTCATGAAGGAACAATTTATAGTGGATTATCTAAAAAATCATTTGATTTAAGATATAAGATAGCCCCTAAATTTAACTTATCAGGAACTATAGCTGAAATGGATAATGGATTATTAACATTAACAATCCCATTAGCAGAAGAATCTAAGCCAAAAACTATTAAAATTAAGTAACAATAATTGCAAAAAAACGTGCCCTAGCCACATTTTTTTCGTATATTGGCGTCAATATTAATAATAAACAGTTATATGGCAAGAAAACCAAAATCCCTTACCCTTATTGAAGATCCATGTATGGAACCTTATTTTATCACTAAAGATGAAAATTGTTACACAGTTAACATTAAAGTTACATCTGATAAAAACCATTTTAGATCTACAGGTAAAAGTAAAACTTATTCAAAATCATTAACTTTTCATTCAAAATTTGAACAAGCATTAAAAAGAATAAGTGAAGAACAATTACATACAAAAGAGCATTATACTAACCTTAACGATTTTTTAGATCGTTTTAAAACAATTGAAAATAACATTAAAAACTATATTGAACATGAATAAATTAGAAGCACTATTTGATGCGGTTATCGTTAAACCTATAGAAAACGAAGAAGAAATCCATGGTAACATTATTGTACCAGATATGGGTAAAGAAAAAAATGAATTTGGAGAAATTGTAGCTATCGGAACGGGTAGATACACTCTAAATGGTGATTTAATCCCTATGCATTTAAAGGTAGGTGATAAAGTAGTTTTACCAACTCAAGGTTTTACTAAATTACCATTTAATGGTGAAGAATATTATGTAGGACCTGAAAATCAAGTATTAGCTAAAGTAGCTACAGAGATAAATGTATCTGATATTTTAGATAAAATTGAGGTAACTAGTGAAGATAAGAAAAATTTAACTGAAATTAATAATAAATAAAAAAATGAGTAAAAAAATACAATTTAGCGATGAATCTAGAAATGATCTTGTAAAAGGGATTAATATATTAGCAGATGCTGTTGTTTCAACTTTAGGTCCAAATGGAAGAAATGTTGTAATTGCAGGAGATGATGGTATACCTTCTAGTACAAAAGATGGTGTTACAGTAGCAAGATCCATCTCATTAAAAAACCCAACTGAAGAATTAGGGGTTCAATTAGTAAAACAAGCAGCAGTACAAACAGCAGATAAAGCTGGAGATGGTACAACTACATCAACATTGTTAGCTAGAGAAATGATTAATCTAGGATTAGATAATCTATCTAAAAATGAAAATGCTGTACAAATTAAACGTAATATTGATAAAGCAGTTAAAGAAGTAATAAAAACTTTAAGAAAAGACATATCTGAAGACATATCAGCTGAAGGTCAATTAGAACAAATTGCAACTATATCAGCTAATAATGATGTAGAAGTAGGTACTTTAATAGCAACGGCACTTGAAAAAGTTGGTATGGAAGGTGTTGTTCATATTGAAGAATCAAAAACCGGAGATACTTATCTTGAAACTGTTGAAGGTATGCAATTCGATAGAGGATTTAAATCTCCATATTTTGTTACTGATAATAATACAATGTCATCAGTATTAGAAAATCCTGTAGTATTAATTGCAGATCAAAAATTAAATTCTGTAAAAGAATTATTACCAATATTAGAAGCAGTATCTAGTGAAGGAAAATCACTATTAATAATTGCAGAGGATATTGATAATGAAGCTTTAGCTACTTTAATAGTAAATAAAATGAGAGGTACTGTTAATGTATGTGCTGTTAAAGCACCTGAATTTGGTGATAAAAGAAAATTAATACTAGAAGATATTGCTATTATGACTGGTGGTCAAGTATTTGACAAACAAAAAGGTATGAAATTAGATAAATTTTCTTGGGATTGGTTTGGTGAAGCTCGTACAGCAACTATTACAAAAGAAACAACAACTATAGTTGATGGTAAAGGATCAGAAGATGATATTACTAAAAGAGTAGAAAACCTACAAAGTCAAGTTGATAATGCACAAACTCCATATGAAACTGAGCAATTACAAAATAGATTAGCAAAGTTTGTTGGTGGTGTAGCTATTATTCATGTTGGTGGTAATACTGAAATCGAATTAAAAGAAAAGAAAGATAGAGTAGATGATGCATTACATGCTACAAAAGCTGCTATTGAAGAAGGAATTCTACCAGGAGGTGGTGTTGCTTTACTTTATGCCCGAGAAAGTATAAAAACTGATAATGAAGGTGCAAAAATTGTATATGAAGCATGTGGTAAACCATTTGAACAAATTTTACTTAATGCTGGATATACTAAAGTTGATGCTGGATTATTTGGAAGGTATAAATTAGTAGATTCAGGTAATAATCATTGGTCAGGAATAGATGTTAATAAAGGAGAAGTAATTGATTATAAAGAATCAGGTATTATTGATCCTACTAAAGTAACTAGATTAGCACTTGAAAATGCTGCTTCAGTAGCAGGTACTGTTTTATTAACAGAATGTACTGTAGTAAATGATTTAGAAGAAAATAAAAATAACCAACAACCAGCAATGGACCCATCAATGATGGGAATGATGTAAATTAATAATTAATAAATAAATAAATAGAAATGACAAAAAATCAAATTTTTGAGATAATTGAAGAAAATTTCAATATCTTAGCAGAAAACAATAGTGGTACTACTAAAAAAAGTCAAGCAACTGCAAGAAAAGCAGCCCAGGCTATTAAAAGAGTAATTACAGACTATAAAAAAGCGTCTACAGAAGAAGCTAAATAATTTAGTGGGGGAGCTTGTCTCCCCCATTTAATTTTCGTATATTATAGTAATGAAAACAAAAACAACACAAAATTTAACTTTAATAGCTCGTAGAGTACCTCCCGGAGATAAATGGAGGTTAGTAGCAGAAGAACCAGATGGTAAAGTACATTCAACATTAACAGATGCCTTAGAAGCTTATATGATTAAATCAGGCTTTAAAGGTGATTATAAATTAGCTCCTTTACAAAGTGAGTTATATGCAATTTCAACTACAGAAGTAGAGATAAAACCAGAACCAATTAAAAGATATTCAATATATGGTGAATACGGAGAATAGTTTATTAGTAGAAAAATATCGTCCTACAAATTTAAATAATTATGTAGGAAATGAAAGTATCAAAAAATCAATATCAAATTACATTGGTCAAAATGATATCCAGAATTTAATATTTTATGGACCAGCTGGAACTGGTAAAACAACACTGGCAAAGTTAATTATTAAAAATATAGATTGTGATTATATTTATATTAATGCTTCTGATGAACGTGGAATTGAAACTATTAGAGATAAAGTTTCTGGGTTTGCATCAGTTGCTTCATTCAAGCCTCTTAAAGTTATTATATTAGATGAGGCAGATTTTCTTACAATTCAAGCGCAAGCCTCACTTAGAAATATAATTGAAACATTTTCAAGAACTACAAGATTTATTTTAACTTGTAATTTTATAGAAAGAATAATTGACCCTTTACAATCTAGGTGTCAAACATTAAAAATTGTACCTCCTAGTAAATTAGATATTGTTAAACATTTAAATAAAATTACTGATAAAGAAGGCATTAAAGTATCAAAAATTAATGATTTAGCAATGGTAGTTAATAACAACTATCCTGACATACGTAAGATGCTTAACACAATACAATTATCTACACAAGATAATCAACTAAAATTAGATAAATCAATTTTAGTATCATCCAATTATATGGATAAAATATTATCAGAACTATCAGAAAACAAACCTTCATTTACTAAAATTAGACAAACAATAGCAGATGCTAATGTTGATGATTTTGATGAATTGTTTAGGTTTTTATATGAAAATGCTGCTAAATTTCTACCTAATAAAGAAGGTACAGCAACTGCTCTTATTAATGACCATCAATATAAGGCCAATTTTAGAATAGATAAAGAAATCAATATAATGAGTTTAATTAATAATTTAATAATAAATAAGTAATGTCAAAACAACAACAACAACCACCACAAATGAATGTAGATTTAAAAACAACTTCTGCAATTCTCAACTCAGAAGGAAAAAATATTTTTGTATCTGGGGTTATTTTAAGAAAAATTTCTAAATTCGTAGCAGGTACAGATGAAGATGCTATAATGCCTCTTCCAGTATTTTATGACCCATCTACCGGTAAAATTTTAAAAGAAGGATTACCAAAAGAATTAAGAGAAGAATTAAAAGACGAAACACTATAAATGAAAAATGTTTGGGATTGGCTTAAGCAAATAAACAGCATTAAAGCTGATCCTAATTCTTTTTCTGATAAAGATTGGGAATTATGGAACAGCTATATGATTCATAGGTTTATGTCTATGAATCCTAGCTTTCTTGATATAGTCAATGAAGTACAAACTGTATTACCTCAAAATAAAAAGGAAATTTATACTATATATAGAGAATTTATTCCTAAAAATAATAAATGGAATAAATATATTAAATCTAGTATTAAACAACCAAATAAAGACTTAATAAGTTACTTAAGTAATTTTTGGGAATGTTCAAAAAGTGAAGCAAAAACATACTTAAATATTTTGGATAAGAGTGAAATAGTTCGTATATTAACATCAATAGGATTAGATAAAAAAGAAATAAAAAAACTAAATAAAATTAAATAAATGAACGAAAAATTATATACAATGCTTCATTCAGCTGCAACAGCGGATAAAGCAAAAGCATTATTAAGTATTGATCTATTATCAAATAACCCAGTAGGGATTGGTGATCATACAACAGAAGATTTTTATAAAAATGCACAAGAAGCTTTATCAACTTTTGCTGGAGCCCAAGAAAGATTAGAAGTATTAGAAAAATATTTTATACCTGGAAAATCAGTAATATAATGGATAGTGTAAAAAAATATTTAGAAAGATCTGATGAAATTAAAGCCCAAGAAAGGTTAGAGGGAATAACCGTATCTGAAACAGTAGAAATATTTGAAAACGAATACCCAGAATTATCTGAAGAGTTTAAAAATGTTGGTAGAGAAATGTATGAAATGTTTGCTCGTAAACATATGGATTATGGTTTAAATAATATTGCTTTGGGTGGTGATATTTTAAACAGCAAGGATGATAAAAAATTCTCATTAACTGGTTTATGTATTAGACTTACAGATAAAATTTCACGTTTAAAAAATTTACTAATTAATGGTAGATCATTTGTTAAAGGTGAAGGTATGGAAGATACTTTTATTGATATAGCTAATTATGGGATAATAGGTCTTTTAGTAGGTCGAAATAAATGGAAAAAATAATTGGCTAAAAAGGTTCCAAATATTGTAAAAAGGATACAAAATAATCCTCCACCTGAAATAAATTACGCGTTTCAAAAACACGTATCATATTCTCAAATGTCGATTTATAAACAATGTCCTCATAGATGGAAATTACAGTATAAAGATAAAATAAAAAGATTTACATCTTCTATCCATACAGTATTTGGAACTGCAATACATGAAGTAATCCAAGAATTCCTTGACATTAGATATAATGTATCAAAAATTAAGGCAAATAAGATTGATTTAGAAAAATTATTCCAAGATAAATTTGCGGGTGAGTACCAAAAACAATACAAATCAAATAATAAAACTCATTTTTCATCAGCGGGAGAAATGAGAGAATTTTTTGAAGATGGTACTTTAATACTTAAAGAATTTAAAAAAGATATTAATACTCATTTTAGTACAAAAGGAACATATTTAGTTGGCTGTGAAGTACCATTAGTAATACCACCAAATGAAACGTATAATAACGTATTATATACAGGGTATTTAGATGTCGTATTATATAATGAAGTTGTAGATAAATTTGAAATAATAGACATTAAAACCAGTACTAATGGGTGGAATGAATATGCTAAGAAAGATAATATGAAAAAATATCAGTTATTGTTATATAAACAATACTTTTCAGAGCAATATGAAATACCTATTGATAAAATTGATGTTAAATTTTTTATTGTTAAAAGAAAACTTTGGGAAAATAGTGAGTATAAATTATCTAGACTTCAAAACCATGTATTTTCTCAAGGCAAAACAAAATTAAAAGAAGCTACAAGTACTATTAATGATTTTATCTACTCTGTTTTTGACAGGAATGGTAAAATTAAAGAACAAAAATATAAAAAAGTTGTAAGTAAGTGGAATTGTAATTTTTGTCCTTTTAAAGAAGATAAAGAATTTTGTGGTGCTGGGGTTGTATTTCAATAAATAAATATATATGTATAATATGAATAATAAAATTAAATAATCAAGACTATGGCTAATAAACCAATGACACTTACAAGTGTAAAAGTAAAAACGGATCTCTTTAATGATTTTAAAGTTGAATGCGTTAGACGTAAATTTTCATTCCAAAAACTTGCAGATCGATCTATCTTTTTATATCTTACTGACGAAGATTTTAGGAAAAAAATTACAAACCAAACTAATTTAGAAAAATAAAAATTAAATAAAAATGAATAAAAGTTTTAAGCATCTTCCTATAGATAAAAGGAAGAAAATACTATTGATCTGCGATGATATTAGAGTACACTCTGGGGTAGCTACAGTAGCTAAAGAAGTAGTTATAAAATCAGCACATCATTTTAATTGGGTACAAATGGCAGGAGCAATAACACACCCAGAAGTAGGAAAACATTTAGATATATCTAAGGATGTTAATCTTAATGCAAAAATTGAAGATTCTAGTGTATTTTTATACCCAGTAAATGCTTATGGTGATCCTCAAGTATTACGTAAAGTATTAGAAATTGAAAAACCAGATGCTATTATGTTAATTACTGATCCAAGATATTTTAGGTATATTTGGGATATGGAAAGTGAAATTAGAAAAACTTGCCCTATAACATATTTAAATATATGGGATGATTATCCAGTTCCAATGTATAATAAACCATACTATGAAGCTTGTGATTTACTAATGGGTATTTCAAAACAAACAGTAAATATTAATAAATTAGTATTAGCTGATAATGATAAACGAAGAATATTTAAATATATCCCACATGGTTTAAATCATGATATTTACCATCCTATGTCTCAAGAAGAATTACTAGAGAAAAATTTCTTACAATTTAAAGAGGCAATATTTAAGGGTCAAGCCCCAAAATTTACATTATTTTTTAATTCTAGAAATATTAGAAGAAAACAAATACCTGATAGTTTGATGGCTTTTAGAATGTTTTTAGATTCACTTCCTTATGAAGATGCTTTAAATTGTAAAATGATTTTACATACTGAAAGATCAACTGATGCTGGAACTGATTTATATAAAGTAAATGACTTTTTATTTGGTGAAAAATACTCAGAAAATATTATTTTTTCTCATAATAAATTAACACCGGTACAATTAAATTATTTATATAATATAGCTGACGCTCAAATATTAATTACATCAAATGAAGGTTGGGGATTAACCCTTACTGAAGCTATATTATCAGGAACTCCAATTATTGCTAACACAACAGGTGGGATGCAAGATCAAATGAGATTTATTGATGAAAATGGAAAATGGTTTACACCTAGTGCTGACGTTCCTTCTAATCATAGAGGTACTTATAAAGAACATGGTGAGTGGGCATTCCCTGTGTATCCAACTTCAAGATCAATTCAAGGTTCACCTCCAACACCTTACATTTATGATGATAGATGTTGCTTTGAGGATGTAGCTGAAAGAATTGAAGAAATTTATAATATGGATCCTGAAGAAAGAAAAAGTAGAGGTTTAAAAGGTAGAGAATGGGCTATTAGTGATGAAGCTGGATTTACAGCTGAACATCAGGGTAATAGAGTTATGGAAGCATTTAATGAATTATTTGATACTTGGAAACCAAGAGAAAAGTATGAAGTTATTAATGCTACTATCCAAAAACCAAATTTTTTAAATCATAAAATTATATACTAATGAAAAAAATAAAAACAGAAATGAAACCTCAATTTGTAATTAGTTGCCCCTTTGATACTTATAGTGGTTATGGGGCAAGAAGTAGAGATGTTGCTAAATCAATAATAGATTCAGGTAAATATGAAGTTATACTAGTAGCACAAAGATGGGGTGAAACTCCTTGGGGTTTTTGTAAAGATCATCCTGAATGGGAATTTTTATTAGATTATAAGCATGACCCTATGAAACAAGCAACTAAACAACCAGAGATTTGGATGCAAATTACAATCCCAAATGAATTTAAACCTGTAGGAAGATATAATATTGGATGTACTGCTGGTATTGAGGCAACATCATGTAAGGGTGAATGGGTTGAAGGTATAAATAGAATGGATGAAACTTGGGTATCATCTCAATTTGCAAAAAATATGTTTGAAGGTGTTAAATTTGAAAAAAGAGATAAAAATACTCAACAACCAATAGGAGAGTTAAAAGTAGAAAAACCAATTAATGTTATATTTGAAGGAGTAAATACTGATTTATATAAAAAAATATCTAAACCTAAATCTGAAGGTATTGATTTATCAGGTATAAAAGAACAGTTTTGTTACTTATTTGTAGGACATTGGATGCAAGGAATACATGGTCATGATAGAAAAAATGTAGGAGTATTAATAAAAGAATTTATTGATACTTTTAGAAATAGAAGCGCAATGCCTGCTCTAATATTAAAATGTAGTAAGGGTAATAATTCTTACACAAGTAAAGAAGCAGTTTTAGAACAAATACAAGGATACATTAGAGAATATAAAGGTCATAAAATACCAAACATATATTTACTACATGGTGAATTTAGTGATTTAGAAATGAATGATTTATATAATCATCCTAAAGTAAAAGCAATGGTAAGTTTTACTAAAGGTGAAGGATATGGTAGACCATTATTAGAATTTAGTTTAACTGGAAAACCTATTATAGCATCTGGTTGGTCAGGTCATTTAGATTTTTTAAATCCTGAATTTACAACCTTAGTACAAGGCCAATTAGAAAATATCCATCCTAGTGCTGCTAATGATTGGTTACAACAAGAAGCCCAATGGTTTCAAGTTGATGCTGTTTATGCTAGAGAATCTTTAAGAAGTATTTACAAAGATTATAAATTAAAATTAAGTAAAGGTAAAAGACAAGCCTATTTTGCAAAAACAAATTTTAGTAGAGATAAAATGAGTGAATTAATTGATAGCCATTTAACTAATGTTTTACCTGATTTTTCACAACAAGTGAAATTAAAATTACCTGAATTAAAAATACCACAACTTAAAAAAGTATAAATATGGATTACGATGAAATTATAAATTGCCCTAAAAGTGGAGGAGATTTATGTTATAAACTAGAAGTTACTAAAGATATAACTAGTTATTTTAGTTTATCATGTGGTTTTTGGACTAATACATTAATGACCCCAGGATCTGATTTTTTTGAAGAACAAATAGAAGTTTTACCTGAATTATATAAAGATTTATCTTGGGTAGATGTCAAAACAGGACTTATTTGGTTACCTACTACCATAAATGAAGAAAAATTAGGAATGGTTTTTGCTAATGGTCAAGATAAATCAACATGGAAGTGGGCAGCAGTAAAAGCAAGGCCTTTAACTGAAGATGAATTAAAAGAAGTTGATAATAAATTAACCCACAAACCTGATATGTCTACAATGGAAACATTTGGAGAACGTGATTTTATGGAAGCACTTTCGTATATTGGGGTACTACCAGAATAGATATGAAAATAAGTTATGCAATCACAGTATGTAATGAATTAAATGAAATAACTAAGTTATTAAACTATCTTTTTCAATTTAAAAGAAAAAATGATGAAATTGTTGTTTTATTTGATAAAAAAGGAGGTACACCTGAAGTATGGTCTTGTTTACAAGAATTAAATGATGAACCTAATTGTGTTATAAAGTCTGCAACATTTAAAAATCATTTTGCTGATTGGAAAAATAAATTAACAGAGATGTGTTCTGGTGATTACATATTTCAAATTGATGCCGATGAATACCCACATGAAAGTTTAATTACAAATCTACCAGCAATAATATCAAGCAACCCCGATAATGAAGTATATTTAGTCCCTAGAGTTAATACTGTAAAGGGATTAACTGAAGAACATATTCAGAAATGGGGATGGGTAGTGAATTCCAAAGGTTGGGTTAACTGGCCTGATTATCAATGGCGTATTTGGAAAAATAATTCAAAAATTAAGTGGGTAAATAAAGTACACGAAGTATTAGAGGGTCATAAAACTTACTCTCCACTTCCTGATATGGAAGGATTAGCATTATACCATCCTAAAAATATAGATAGACAAGAAAAACAAAACGCATATTATAATACTTTATGAGAGAAATACAAAGATATGAATTATTAAATCATCTAGTTGACACTTATAATGTTGTTAATTATCTAGAAATAGGAGTATTTACTGGGGAATGTATAAGTAATGTAAAGGCAGAACATAAAGATGGTGTAGACCCAGGTCATGAAGGTATTGTTCACCCAAAAGTAAATTATCCTGTAACATCAGATGAATTTTTTGAGTTTATTAAAGGTCATGATATTAAATATGATCTTATTTTTATAGATGGATTACATCATTATGGCCAAGTAAAAAAAGATATAGAAAACAGTTTAAAACATCTTCAACCTAATGGTATTATAATGATGCATGATTGTAATCCTTTAACTTATGAATCACAACTAGTTCCCAGACAATGTGTTACCTGGCATGGTGATGTTTGGAAAGCATATGTTGAATTTAAACAAATACACCCTGCATTTGATTGTTATGTAGTTGATACTGATTGTGGTTGTGGTGTAATAATTAATAACGAAGATAAAACTCAAATTCCCGTAGATTTAAATTTAGATTATGAATATTTAGATAAAAATAGGAAAGAATTACTAAACTTAATATCAGTAGAAGAATTTAAAAATATATTTAAGTGAAAATATTATACATAACAGATTTTGAACAAATTGCTCTTGAAAGTGGGGGTTTTATAAGTGATTATTTAAATGATTTAACCTTTCATGGGTTAAAAGAATTATATGGTAAAGATGTAACAGCTTTTATACCACCCGTTCATTTATATAAAGAAAATAAAAATGGAGCTGTTGATCATTTATTTAATAGTGGTAACATGGAAGGACATTTTTGGGGAGGAATGACTTCTTTTTATCTTTTAAATAAAGATTATGATGAAAGAGTTTTTAGTGATAGAGGGGAAGCCCAAAAGTATTTTGATGAAATGAGGAATAAAATAGAAAACCAAGAATTTGATTTAATTATTTATGGTAATTTTAGACGTTGTACTCATTTATTTAATATAGTAAGTAAGATTTACCCTAAGGAAAAAATAGCATTATTAGATGGAAATGATGATGATCAACTTTCAGAAGTAGTTAATGAAGGTTATTTATATTTTAAAAGAGAATTACCAGATTTTACTAATTTACCCTCTAATATAAAACCTATCACATTTAGTTATCCTGAAGTGCATTTATCTAAAATAAATAAATCAAAAACTCAACATATAGGAACTGTAATACCCGGAGATAAAAGTACTTATATATTTAGAGATGAAGGATCGTATTATGATGATTATAATAAATCAAATTTCGGTCTCACAGAAAAAAAAGCAGGGTGGGATTGTATGAGACATTATGAAATAATGGGTAATTATTGTTTACCTTATTTTCCTGATATAAAATTTTGCCCCAAGAATACTTTATGGAATTTTCCAAAAGAATTAATTATTGAAGGAAATAAATTAAAAGATAACTTTGATGAGCAAGAATATTTTCGTATATTGGACGAAATGTTTAAATATTTTAAAGAAAATTTAACAACTAAGGCTGTAGCCCAAGACTTAATAAATAGAATAAATGAATAAAACAGTATTAATAACAGGTGTAGCTGGATTACTAGGTAGTAGGTTAGCTGATTGGATAATAGAAAACAAACCAGGGTGTAAAGTTATTGGTATTGATGATTTAAGTGGTGGTTATAAAGAAAATATTAACCCAAAAGTTAATTTTTGGCAAATGAATTTAACGGAACATCCAATTGAAAATTGTTTCGAAACACACAAACCAGATTATGTATTTCATTTTGCAGCTTATGCCGCTGAAGGATTATCGCCTTTTATACGTGGATACAACTATGATAACAATTTAAAGTCAACAGCCCTCATAGTCAATGAATGTATAAAACATGATGTTAAAAGATTGGTATTTACGTCTACATTAGCTGTATATGGTCATGGAAGTGGTGGAATATTTGATGAAAAACAACAACAAGCACCAATTGATCCCTATGGAGTAGCAAAGTATGCCTGTGAAATGGATATTCAAATAGCAGGTAAACAACATGATTTAGATTGGTGTATCATTAGACCACACAATGTATATGGTATTAAACAAAATATTTGGGATAAATACAGAAATGTATTAGGTATCTGGATGTATCAGTATTTAACAGAACAACCACTAACAGTATTTGGGGATGGCGAACAAACCAGAGCATTTAGTTTTATTGATGATTCATTAGAACCCCTATGGAATGCAGCTGTAAGTCCTAAAGCAAGTAAAGAAATTATTAATTTGGGAGGTGTTGAGGAAGTATCAATAAGTCAAGCTGCTGAAACCTTGGTTGAAGTATTACAAGAAACAGAAGGTAAGGTTGATTTTGAAATACCAATTTTATATCTAGAAGCTAGACATGAAGTAAAACATTCAATACCAACATACCAAAAATCAATTGATTTATTAGGTTTTAAACATAAAACTTCAATGAAGGAAGGTTTAACACAAATGTGGAATTGGGCTAAAAAACAACCAATGAAGGAAAGATTCGTATGGGAAAAGTATGAATTAGATAAAGGTATTTATAGTTTTTGGAAAACAAAATAATGGAAAATATAATCTTATATTGCAAAAGTTACGATAAAGACCTTAACAGGGTTATAGAATTATCTAACAGTATTAAAAAATATAATAAAGATAATATACCTTTTTATATTTCGGTTCCATCTAAAGATGTAGATTTATTTAAAGATAAATTACCATTTTATACCCAAATAATAGAAGATGAAAGCGTATTTAAACATAAAATACCTAGTGGGTGGCATTACCAACAATATATAAAAGCATTCTTTTATAAATTAAAGATTAGTAAATACTATGTGAGTTTAGATAGTGATTGTTATTTCTTTAAAGATTTTTATGTTAAAGATTTTTTATATAAAGAAGATATACCTTATATGGTTATGACACAACATGGAGATATGTTAGAATGGACTGATAGATACCATAAAGAGTGTTTTCCTTTTAATCCTAGAGAGTCACATGAGGAAGATTATAATTTTATTAAAGGAGTATTTAATAGGGAAGGTAAAATATATCATTATGGTCCTAATCCATTTATTTGGAATACCGAAGTTTGGGAATGGTTAGATAAGAAAATTGGGATAATAAAAGCATTTGCAGATAGACCAAATGAATTAAATTGGTATGGTGAAGCTACTTTAGCTAAGGGAGATAAATTTATGCCTTGTGATCCTTTATTTAAATGTTTTCATTATGAAGCACAATATAGTTTTTATAAACAATTAGGATGGACAGAAGAACATTTAAAACCACAATATATGGGTGTTGTTATGCAGTCTAATTGTGATTTACCTATTAAATATTAAATATGATAACATTTTGTATAAGCACTTTTAATAATTTACCGTATCTAAAAATAGCTATTGATTCTGTTAGGAAAAATAGTCATTATAAAGACGCTCCATTTATAATTCATGCCGAAAATTGTAATGATGGAACGGATAAGTGGTTAATAGAAAATAAAGAAAAATATCAACTAGATGTTTATTTAGATAAAAATGAAATACCTTTAGGTATTGGTGGTGGTATGAATTTTTGTGCTGATAAAGTTAAAACTGAATTTATAATGTTTTTACATTCTGATTTTTATGTTACTAAAGATTGGGATATTAAATTAATGGATGTATTTGAAAAATACCCAAACCAAAAATTGTGGGTTAATTCTCACAGAGTTGAACCTAATATGTTTAACAACCCAGATCAAAGACCAGGAACAGTAATAATACCTAAGGAAACGTTTGGTGCTTATCATAATGATTTTAAAGATCAAATATTTGATTTATGGGCTAAAGAATTTACTGATACAAATGATTTTGAAATACCTAAAGGTGAAGGAGTATCGGGATTAATTAGAAAAAAAGATTGGGATGAAATAGGAGGTAATGATTCTTTATTTGCACCCGCAAGTTGGGATGATATGGATTTATTTTTAAGAATGCTACAAAGTGGATTTGGGTTTATTTTAACTACAAAATCACTAGTTTACCATTTTGGTGCTAGAGGAAGCCATAGGTTAGAAGAAAATGATAATAAATCATCTAAAAGACAAATTAAAGCTGAAAGGGATAATGCTCAAAAATGGCTTAAAAAATGGGGCTCAATGCCCGAATTTAATCAATATGGAATGATATGCGGTTTAAAGAAGTAATACAAAAATGTGATGCTATTGTTTTACCTGCCTATATAGCAGGTAAAGAAGATATAGATAGAATTAATCACTTACAGTTAATAAATAAAGATTTTAATAAATTATTTAAAAAAACAATTATTTGTGTTAATTATAAATCATTAGAAATAAGAAAAGAATATAAAGATAAAATTGAAGAATTATTTAATAATCACTTTAATAATGTAGACTATATTCATAATAAAACTAATTTTACTAATGTTAGATCTTTATGTGAGCAAGAAGAGTTATTAATACAATTATGTAAATCTCGGGATTACAAATTTATATGTAAAACCATGGATCATGTTGTTATATTAGAGGAAGCATATGATTTAGAATTAAATAATGATTCAGATTTTTATTACACAAATGGTATAGGAGCCCAAAGGTGTTTAGAATGGGAAAATGATATAGAGCTTATAGCAAATCAAACATTTTTTCCCCAAACTAACTTTTATTTTTTAGATGTAAGTAAAATAGATTACATATATGATTTAGAAGATGTTAAACAAAAACATTTAGATTATGAAGAAAATGATAAACAGAAATCAAATGGATACTTTGTATGTTGTGAAGATGAAACTGGTAAAATGGCTACTAGAAATAATTTAAAAATGTCTGATATAATACCAAAAGATAAATTTAAATTACTAATTCAGAGAGTTATATACAATTCTATTGTTGATCCAAGTTTTAAAAATTTATCAACTTGTGGTATATTACATTATCAATATATAAATCAACCTATAAATAAACTAATATGATAAGTATAGTAATACCTAGCTATAATAATTTAAGACATTTAAAAAACGCTTATAGTAGTGTAAGAAAACATTATACTGATAAAGTAGAGTTAATATTAATAGATGATGGATCAGATGATGGCACTTTTGAATGGTTAAAAACATTAGATGATAAAAATTTAATATTTTGGAGAGAAGATATTAGAGTAGGACATACTATTTTATATGATAAAGGAATTAACAAAGCTAAAAATGATGTAGTAGGAATATTACATGCAGATATGTATATAGCTCCTGGTTATGTTGAAAATTTAATTAAACATTTAGAACCAGGTATGGTAGTTTGTGCTACTAGAGTAGAACCGCCTTTACATCCAGAAGGGAATGAAAAAATAATAAAAGATTTTGGTCTTGATTTTGATTCATTAGATATAGAAGGATTTTATAAATTTGCTAAAAAGGAATCATTTAGTTCTCATGGTGTAGTAACTAAAGGAATGTTTGCTCCTTGGGTTTTATATAAAAAAGATTTTCAAGCTATGGGTGGTCATGATCCTAAATTTGCACCCTTTCCATATGAAGATTCAGATATATTTCAAAGATGGCTAATAGAAGGTTATGGTTTAATTCAAAGTAGAGATGCCTTAGTTTATCATTTAACCTGTAGAGGCCACAGATGGAATAAGGAAGTTGGTAAAAATGATGATGAATTTAAACAATTTGAGGAAAATGCTAGAAAACATTATCTTCAAAAATGGGGTAGCTGGATACAAAATGATAGTTTTGGTCACCCTATATTAGTACCAGTATATAATAAAAAGATAATTATTAATAATTCAAACCCCAAATTAGATACCATTAAAGATTGGTTTAATGGTGGTGATGATATTGTTGTTAATATAGATGGTAATAATTTTACAGCTATTGATTTTGAATATATAACAAAACTTAATCAAATAGTTGAAGATAATGGATCTATAGGTGAATTTGAATTAGGTAATGTCAAAATCAAAATCAACAAAATTGAAGATATTTCAAAGTCTTTTAATATTTCTTAAAAGTAATGCGCAGGAGGCTTGGCTACCGCAGAGAGGGTTCGTATATTTACCACGTAAATAAGGCAAAACGCCGGAAAACTAATTAAAACAATAAAGGTTATGATGATAATAAACAAAATTACAGGTAGAGATGTTACCAAAGAAATGAATGCATTAAGTGAAGGTTTAATTACTAATGAAGAATTCGAAGTAATAACTATGACACCTAGTAAGGACGAAGAAATACAAGTACCATGTTCAGCTGAACAAGATTGGGCTTGGCATTATGAGTCTGAGTAAGACTTCCGCAATAAAATTTGGCTACCGTAAATAGAGTTCGTATATTTACAGGGTAAAACGGGTGCGAACCCAAATATTAATTAAAAAATAAAGGTTATGTTAGATCAATTAGAATTATTCCAAGTATTAAATACAGAACAACAAACAGAAGTTAATTCATTTGTTGAAAGACAAAATCAACAAGTAGTTGATAGAGTAGCAAGTATAAAGAAAATGATGGATTTACTTACTGATGCTGGTTTTGAAGAAGGAGTTAATT